AATTGTTAGTCATTTTGTATGAATAAGTTATTAAAAAATAGTTAAAGAATTTCAAATTTATTAAAGAATTTACCATCCAAATTAATTAAAGAATTTACCATCCAAATTTATTAAAGAATTTACCATTCAAATTTATTAAAGAATTTACTAAAGTGGTGTAAATGGTATAACACCTCCTTTATTTCCTGGTAAATATTTACCATCTGGTCCAATATGCCAATCTTTACCAGGTTTGATGCCAGGATGAGGTCTACCAGGATGAGGTCTATGACCTGGTTTGCGGTCTCTATGACCCGGCCGAACTCTAGGATATGGCATATATACATTTTGCCGATATACATTTTCATGTCCATATACTGGATAATAAATAGATTTATGATTATATAAATATAATCCAAGTGCTATGAGTGCAATTATAATAATAGCGATTTGTGTTTCAGTTACTTTCATTTATATTAATATATATATATTTATTTTAATTTATTCATAATCAAATACTTTATCATACATTTTTATAGATGTTTGATTATATGTTTTAAATACAATTTTTCTAATAAATTGAATACTTATATTAAACATGATTAATAATACAAGTCCTAAAAATCCCCTGCATATATAACACATATGATAAATAAATACAATACTGAATATTGCTATAGCAACATCAATTATATTTTGTATTACTACTTGTTCTCTTGTTAATCCATATTTTACTAAATATTCTTGCGATATTACAATATTAAAAATTAAACTTGTAAATATTAAAATAATATATAATCCACATAAGAATCCAGGTCCTCTATATACTGAACCTGATTTACTGAATAAACATTTGTCATCAAATATTTTGTCGAGTTTTGTTGTTAGCCAGTTTGAACGAAAGTTTGTTGTCATATTATAATATATAATATATAAAAATATTAAATACTAGGTATGAATTGCCACTCCAAATCATTGCATATTTTTTTCCATATAAAATCTTGTTGTTGTAGTTTTACTCTACTTTTTAAAAAAGGGAAATAAATTAGTAAATGATCCAATTCTAATAATTCACAAAATTTATGTAGTACATATGAATAAGATAAATAATTTTTTCTATTATCTGGACAATGTTTCATAAAAGGACTTTGAGTTTCCTTAAACATATTTCTTAATAATTCCTCATATTCTCTAGTAATTACTGGTGATTTGTTACCAGTAATATAATACATAATATTAGGTATATTTTCATAATATTTATTATATTTTAGTTTTTTTAATATTTGTCTTATTTGTTTATTTGTTACATCTTTTAAATTTATATTAATATCTTTTTTCAATTCTTCAAATACATCTTTATATACATATTCAGGTATATCAGTTGTTTTCTTACCTTGAAATTGAGATATCCATTCATTAAAATGATTTATTCTTTTATATGCGAAATAACTTATTTCTTTAGGAGTTTCTTTATATGATGTTTTATCATTCTCAAATAATACTTTTTCTGTATAACCACATTCATTACAATATATTTCACTTTCTAACATTTTATATATTAAATGTTCATTTTTGCAATTTATACATATATTTATCTTTTCATCTATATCTTTTAAATTTTCATTTAAATATGTATCATCTATATTAGATAAATATGTTATGATAATATCAGTCCTTTCCCCTTCATTTTCATCAATTTTGTCATCTTCTGCTATATCTTCTTCTTTAAAAAAATCTAATATATTATTTTTATTTTGCTTTTTTGCAACCGTATAATCTTGATTGTAATAATCATTTAATATTAATCCATTTGTTAAATAATATTCATTTATAGCAATGTCTATTTTATCTATTTTATCTTGAAAATCTTTTTTAATAATGTTATCTTTTTCAATTTTAAGTTTCCGAATTAATTCGCTTTTATCTTTATTATAATCACTTATTATATCATTATGTATGACATCTAATGTTATTCTAGTATCACTATGACACTTTTTTAAAGGTTTATCTTTAATAGACATTATAATATCATATATAATTATTCTTTAAATGTTATAATTAATATGAGATGTGTATTGTAAATGTCTAATTGCGTTCCTAATATGTTGCGTAGATTTATTATTAGTATTCGTGTTAATCATTGTTTCCCAACATCTCATGTATTTCATACGATTATCTGTCCTTAATTTATTACTCTTTAATTCTTTTATAAAATATCCTTCAATACTATAAATTATATTATCATCCAAGATATCATTAGATATATTATCATTCAAGATATTTGCATATTTTAAACTAATCTTCCATCCATTCTTAATATTTATCCTGCGTTCATATTCAAGTTGTCTATTCTTCATATTTAATAAATCTTATGATATAATTTTTAAATAGTTATTATAATATAATGGGAATTGATTTAGAAATTGAAGTATTACATAGTAGTTGGATGAGAAATATGTTTCAAATGATTACACTCGGTATTATATTACTGACCTTTTTTAGAAATGATAAAAATTTAATAAAATATTCATTAATACCAATAATTATTATATTAATTGGTATATGTATTGGTATATTTTCAATCTTATATAGTTATTATTTGACTAATAATCAAAGAGATAAATATAAATGGAAATATATTAGCGGACTAGTTGTCCTAATATTCTCGTCAGTTGCAATATATATAGTACGTTATTTTTAATCTCCATTATATTTGACAGAATAATAACCGCAAAAGATATCATAATTAAATTTATCATTGTTATCTTTATCATAATTACGATCTATTTTTTCTGGATCTAATATCTTATTATTTGAAGCATCTATATTACTTATAGGATCGCGCCCAGTTTTATGACTCCAATAACCATCTAAATCCTGTCTATAAAAATGATAATCTAAATGTTCTCCTTTATTATCTAATACTAATGCAATTCTATAATGACCACATGGTACAGGGCTATTAATACTATCTATTTTAGTTATTCCTGGAAAATCGCATTGAATCATTTCTTCTAAGTTTTTACAATCATATTTAAATTCTTTACCACATTTTTCACCTGGTTGTCTTTTTTCTTTTATTTTATATTCTTTATGATCCATAACATATGAATAACAATTATTAATTTCATGTTCATCTTTAGTCAAATCCCATTCTATAGGATTGTATTCTGGTCCTCCGCATTTTTTCAAATCTTCAATAGGACAATAATCCATATTATTATATATATATATATTATATTATGTCACAAAATGTTGATGATTTTGAACGCCGATTAAATATGTTAATTGGAAATGATGATGAACCTGATGAATATGTAGATGAACCAATAAATACAAATCATGATTTTAATGATTTAGAAGATAGATATAATGCTTTATTAAATCTACAACAGGATATAGATCAACCTGATATACAACCACATGTATTAGATGTATCACCAATAACAAATTCAAGCCAAAAAAGTAGTGCAGCAAAAAAATTACAAGCGGCATATCGTAGAAGAAATGCTTTGACTAAATACAAGAAAAAGAAAAAAGCAGCAAAAAAATTACAAACGGCATATCGTAGAAGAAATGATTTGACTAAATACAAGAAAAAGAAAAAAGCAGCAAAAACATTACAACATGCATATCGTAAAAGAAAACAAATGAAAGGTAGCGGGAGAATAAAGCATGGTAAAATGTATGGCATGTATGGCATGTATGGCATGTATGGTGGTACAAATAGTGGTACAAATAGTAGTGAATTATCAAATCAACAAGAACAATTCGACGAATTTTTAAGTGGTATTGAAGAACCATATAATCCCTATCCAGATGCTGCAAGATCTATGGCTAAATTACCCCAAAATACACCATTAAGAAATATAGATGATTTAGCTGTATTAGATAAGATACAATCACTTGTTGGACCAGCAAGAAGAGAAAAAAAATTAAAAGAATTAAAAATATTAACAGAATCATTAATAGAAAATTTTAAATCTAATGTTAGAAATTTAAATGATATAAGTATGCCTTCTGTATTAATAAATAATTATTATGAACATATATTATATAATAATACAAGAAATAGATATTTAAATAGAGTAATACATAACGATGACTTTTCATCAACAACAATACAATCTGTGGTTAAAATACCAAAAGATGTAGCAGATTTGTTAATTGATGCAATGTTAGAATTAGAAGATGAGATTGATCCACATTATAGGGAAGTTACATTACCAAAATTACTAAAATATTTAGTTAAAGATGATAATTTAAATAAATTTATTATGATTTTTAGATTATTATTGCGTTTAAGGACTGAATATTCAGAAATAGACAAAGAAACATTTATAAATAATTTCTTAGAAATGATACAACCTTAACATCATACACAATATAATAAATTATAGATATCTAGATACATGTTCCATTAAACTAGGATCATATCTAACAGTACTCATTGGTCCCTCTCTACTTTCCATACTTCTCATTAATGCTAATCTTCTACTATTTCTTTTGGTTTTAATACGGTTTCTAATTTGTTTACGTCGGCTTATTCTTTGAACTCTACGAATATCCATAAAATGTTTTAATATTTCAGCATGATGTACAAGATTAAAACTTACAGCCATATCATAAGGTGTTTCACCATCTGCATCTTTGATAAATGGATCCGCACCTTCTAGTAATAATAATCTTAATATATTTAAGTTTTCATTAAATACTGCATAATATAATACACTGCCCATATCATTTGAGTAATTTATATCTGCCCCATAAGCCAATAATAATATTAAAATTGTTGGATCGTCTGACATAGTGGCACTCATTAAAGGAGTCAATGGCGCCGGGTCATAGTCGGGGCGCCATAATGCATAATTTACATCAATACCCCTTTCTAAAAAACCATATACTGCATCTATATTGCCATCATCAATTGCATCAGTCAATCTACGTTTCATAGTATTTGAATTTATATTTGTAAAATTAGCCATTATATTAATACATATATTTTCTTCTGCTTCTTCTTCTATTACTTCTTCTACTTCTACTTCTTTTACCTGAGCCGGTTTGTCTATCTTGTAGCCATTCTGTATATGGATCATCTTGCTCATCTTGCCCATCTTGCTCATCTTGCTCCTCTAACATTCTTCTACTAACTGCTGGATTGTATGTCATATTAGTGATCAATCCTGATAATTTTTTATATATATCAGGATCCAAATCTTGACCAGTCATGTCCCGGATTGAATCTTCTAATTTTGCGAATGAAGACCTTTGCTTAGCCTTTTGTGTACGAATTTTTCTTCTGGTCCTTCTA